TCTATTGTTTTTGAGTCTCTCATAAGCCTCCTCTATTGCAATAAAAAAGTTATCAATTGCACCTAATATTTTATACATAAAATTATCAAACATTAGCAATTCCACTTTCTTAATGATTTATTTATTCTTGAATTTGGATCTCTTGCAGTTTTAGCTGAAGTAAGTCTCTTTTTCATCCCGGACATTCTTGCGCAAAAACTCTTTCGTCTCTTGGCAGCTTTAGATCCTTTTTTTAATTTTGATGGTTTAGTTGTAACTGCAGTTTTTAATTTAGAACCTGGGTTTGCTGCTCTATAAGATGCAACACCTTTTTTATTTAATCCACCAGACTCAGATTTACCTTCTTTACGTTGCCACGCTGGTGATTTACTTCCAGACCTAAACTGCTTTCTGTACATTACGCTTGAGATCTTTTAATAGCCTTTGCTGTAGGTGCACCCTTATCACCTTTTTTTCTCATTTTCTCACCACGTTTTCTTTTTTGATGAATGTTATACCAAAGACCTTTTTTTGCTTTTTTGCCTTCTTTAGTTATGTGATATTTATTTGACATTATTTCTCCTTATCATCTTTTTTAAAAGCTTTTTTTGCTTTACCATATACACCTGCTCCTGCAATTGCACCGGCTGTTCCAATTCCTACATTTTTAGCAATTTTTATTTGTTTATCTAATTTTATAACATCAGGATCTGTTGCTTTTTTTATTATAGGTTTAGGATCTTTTATTAAATAAGATCCAGAAGTTTTTTTATTAGTTTTTAAACCTTTTAAAACTGATCCCATTCCTTTTGTAAATAATGTCATTATACCTTCTTAGCTAATTTCTTATTTATTTTTTCTTGAACTTTTTCTGGAAGTTTTGCAAAACCTTTTAGTTTGCTTGGAACTTTTTCACCAGATTTAGGTGAACCAAATTTTCTACCAACTCTTCCACCTGTAGCTTTATCTGTTCTTAAAATTTTTTCTGGTTTTTGTAAAGACTTAGAACCTGTTTTTCTAAGATCTCTAGCTAAATCTTTAAAACCTTTTTTATCTGCAGCTAAAACATATTTATCAGTAGTCTTTACAAGTTTATCTATAGTTTCTTTATTTTTTTTTAAATTACCTACATTTGGTTTTACACTTGAAATAGTTTTTGGTTGTTTTGAACTTTTTAAAAATTGTTTAATAATATTAAATCTACCTGACATTGTTTATTTCCTTTTAATTAAATCAGTTGCTTTTAATCCGTAAACGCTCGCAATGACGCCTACAAAAATCGTTTGATACCAAAATGGAAGTTGTGAAAAGTATTCAAAGAACAATTTCATTTTTTCCATCGCACTTGGATCGTCCGAAAACACTGCCCATGATAATAACGCAATTGGAGCCGAAAGCAATAATAAAATGAATTCGTCTTTCCAGTCCGAATTTCTTGATTCTAATAATTTGCCCTGATATTCCGCTTCTCCGTTCGCCATTTTTTCTGCATGACGCATTTGTGCGTCCGCCATAAGCATTTTAGTTCTTTGACGGTTTTTAAAAATGTGAGAGCCAGCTTGAGCGGCTAATTTAATAGCGCTAAACCACATATTAGTACCAAGTAGCTTTTCTTTTCTTTTCAGCTAACATTCCTTTTTGACCTTTGACTTGTTCTTTGTCTCCCATTGGCAAACCATTGAACGCTTTGTCAGCTGTAGTCTTAGATCTAGGATCTACTTCTACATTTTGATCAGGAATGTTAATCATTTTTTGTTTTTTATAGTTCATCATAGTTTTTTACCTTTTTTTAATCTATTATATCATTATTCATTGTCAATAACAGACATTTGTTTAATTCCTTTGCCTGCAAGGCTTACTCCAGCTCTTAATTTAGCTAAATCTTCGTTTTGTTCCATCTTATCTTCAGCTAATTCTCTTGCTTGCATCAATTTTGCTCTGTTTAACTCTACTTGAGACTTGTCATATTCTTTTTTACGTTCATTTTCCATTGCTCTTAGGTCAACTTCACGTGCTTTTAGCTTCAATAGTGGGTCTGAATCGAATTGAGAAGTAATTTTGTTCTCTTCTTTCATAAAATCATCAGTCATTTCAGCTATTAACACTGCTTTTCTTGCTTCAATTTGTTGTGTCATCTGTTGAAGTTGTTGTTGAACCTGTGGATTTGTTGCAGCTTGCTGTTGCATCATCTGCATTTCAGCTAATTGCTCTCTAAATTCAAGTTGAACTTGTTCTTGAGCCATAATTGAAATGTGTTCTAGTATATTTTTTTGTATTGATGCCATAATCGCAGGATTATTTCTAACCATGTTAGTTGACATGAAGTTTAAATGCGCTGTGATGTGAGCTTGATGGTCTTGACCTGGGAAAGCTTGGAAAGGTTTACCACCTAAAGCATTAATATGTTCTAAACTTGGATCCATTGGAGCCATTGGTGCTGGTGGAGGTAGAACTGCATCTACATCTTTTACTCCAATTGCTTCATACATGTTTCTATAAACTTGATACATGTTGTGTAAGTTTGGATTAGCAGTTGCAATTTGTAATTGCGTTTGTGCTAAAGTAATTCTTTGAGACATTGAAAATATATTAGGATCCGCAACTGGGATTACATCTACTCTATCATCAAAATCTGTTTGCTTAATATTTCTTGCACCACCTACAACATCATAAGGATATTCTGGTGGTAAATATTGTGCAACTATTTTTCCTAATAATTTAAATTCATTCTTCATTGCTGCATAACATCTTTTGTGAATTGCAGACATAACTCTTGAACCACGTTCTAATAATGCAACAGTTGTACCTACAGCTGCTCCTTGGTTACCATCACCAACTTGCATATCAGCAATAGCCGCGAATCTTTGACCTGCTTGAACAACAACTCCTAATAATTGTAATAATGTTGGAGAAGGTTCTTTGTATGGTAAAGGAAAGAATGCATCTCTTAATGATCCACCCGGTGCATCTACATCTTTAAACTCACCTGGTTGAATTGGAGAAGCTTCATCTCTAACTCTTACACCACGTTGTTTAAATCCTGCAGGTAAGTTTGCAAGTGTACCCGCGTCTAGCAATTGACGGAGAGCCGTCGTTGCTGTACGGCTCAAACCGCCAATCATATGAATGAGACCAAAGCCATAAAATCCTAGTCCTGGCAGAAATTTGAAATGGACGAAGTATTGGATTTTATTTTTCTTTATGTCATCGGGTGCATAGTTCCTTCTAATAGAAAGAACTTTTCTACTACCTTCTTCGACTGTTACGATGTAAGGTAATTTTATTCCAGTTGGTTCGCCATCAGCTCCAACGTCTTCGAAACCTTCTAAATCTAAATTAGTATGACATTCCAATAAAGTGTACATGTCATCTTGTTTTCCAGATCTTCGTGTACCTTCTAGTTCATGTTCTTTTCTCTCTAACTCATTAGAGTCGCTAGATCCAGGTGTTCCTAATTCAACATCAGAATAAAATCCATTGACTTGTTGTTTTCTTAATTCGTTCTCAGAAATTTTTACAGTATGAATTACTGCCTCCGCATCATCTAATGAGGTAGCTGTATACGGGACAACTAATTCATCTGCTGGTACAAACTTTGATACCACTCTTCCCATATTTACATCATAGTAAATTTTTTTAAATGTTGATCCTGATAATGGTAAATGAAATAACATAGAATCAAATTCAGATTCATATTCTTTCATCGTGTCCATGATTAAATAATTCATGTAATCTTTAACACGTTGAGCTTGTTGCTCTGTTTGTGGATTTTTAATTCCGATTACTTGTGTTCTAACTGGACCATCTGCAGGTAATAATTCTTTGTAAGCTTGAGCTTGGAATTGAGTTACTGCTTCTGCTAATACTGGGTGTGTTGCACCTGAAGCACCTTGGAAAGGTTCTGTTCTATTATCATATTTAAACCCTAATAGGTCTAAACCTTTTGTGTAAGATTGTTCCCAATCTTTTCTTGAATTTTTATAATCCATAAAGTTTTGAACCATTTCATTTCCAATAGGTTCTAAAACTTCGTCTGGTAAAATATCTGCTAAGTTATCAAAATGATTTTGTGATCCCGTAGTGTTTACTGCACTTGGATCAAAATCAATAGTTGCACCACCATCTTCTTCTGGTGTTATTTCAACGGGTCCTTTTTCTACTTCTTCCTCAACACCAACTTCTTCTTGCATCTCCTCTTCTGAAGGGATTTCAATTTCCGTACGTGTGTTAGGGAGTCCTTTGTCTATATCTGCCATTTAATACTCCTAGTACCTCTTAACATTGTTTTTAACAGATAGCAACCCTTGAGGCGTTGGGCCTGATTGAGGGGGAATTGAGTT